GAAAGCAGGCGGAGGGTACAAATAATGGCACTTGCTAAATCTCAGCAGTCGCTCAAGAAGTGGACTGCACAGAAGTGGAAAACTTCTGATGGCAAGCCGTCAAAGGGTAAGAAGAGATATCTACCTGCTGCTGCTTGGTCTGCATTAAGTCCAGCAGAGAAGGCCGCTACCAACAAGGCTAAAGCCAAAGGGAATTCCAAGGGCAAGCAATTTGTTAAACAACCTAAAGCAATAGCAAAGAAAACAGCAGGTTACAGATGAAAGACTCAAGACTAACCCGAGCAGGAGTATCTGGCTATAACAAGCCTAAGAGAACTCCTAGCCACCCAAAGAAATCACACGTAGTGGTTGCCAAGGTAGGCACTCAAGTAAAGACAATTCGATTTGGAGAACAGGGCGCAAGCACTGCTGGCAAACCAAAGGCTGGGGAATCCGAAAGAATGAAAATGAAACGTAAAAGTTTCAAAGCACGTCACGCACGTAATATTTCAAAAGGTAAAATGAGTGCCGCATATTGGGCAGACAAGGTTAAGTGGTAAAATGGCAGTTAAAGTAAAGCAGGATATGATTGACTTTATTAAGTCACAAGGTATGGCTAAGGCTCTCAAGCGCGCTGGTTCACTCCAGGCTAAGGGAACTAAAGGCGAAGCAGAGTTCATCGAAGGTGTACGCCGTATGTATGGTGCTAACCGTCTATCTGCTGCAACAGCAAAGGCTAAGCCAGCGGCAGCACCTAAGCCAACTGACTCTCGTTTCTCAGGAGTTAAAAAGGCTGCTCCAAAGCCAACAGACTCACGCTTTAGCGGAGTTAAGAAGGCGACTGCTAAAAAAGCAGCAACGCCTACTCAAAAGGCAAAGCCACGTTTTGGTGGTTTCTCACTTGCTGCTGATGCAGTTACAGGAAAAAATTCTAATACCTCAGCAAGCGTTGCAGCACGTCGCAAGGCAGCAGCAGCGGCTGTAAAACGTGGTGGCGGACGTACTGCTTAATTATCTAACAAAGGATTAAAATGACAACAACCTATGCCAATATGGTAGATGAGATCCTTCTCAATCTAGCAGGTTATACTTTGCGACAAGATCGTACTACGCACCTTACACAGGATATAACATCCTCTGGTCTCTCACTTAATCTTGGTAGCGTTACCAATATTGGTAAGGGTGTTGTTGAAATTGATGATGAACTCATCTGGTTAGATTCTTATGACCGTGTTTCAAGTACCGCTACTATCGCACCTTATGGTCGTGGATATAACGGTACTACTGCAGCACTGCATACAGCAAATACAAAAGTTACCGTTGCCCCTACCTTCCCCAAGGCAACCGTAAAGAAGGCTATCAACGATACGCTGAATGCAGTCTTTCCTCAGTTGTTTGCTGTCGGTACTTATGAGTTTAACTATAATCCAGCAGTGTCTGCCTATGCAATTCCAACAGAAGTAGAAACTATACTTTACGTATCTCGTAGTGTTAGTGGTGCGTCTAAGGAATGGCTACCAGTTAGAAACTGGCGTCATGACCCATTGGCAAACTCTACAGCCTTTACAACTGGTAACACAGTATCAATCTACGATGCTGTAGAAGCAGGTCGTAAGGTTCAGATTTATTACACTAAGAAACCAGCAACTCTAGAAGCATCTGCACCTAGTGCAGTATTTGAGACAGTGACGGGACTGCCTTCATCTTGTAAGGATGTAATCATTTATGGTGCATCTTATCGCCTTGCCGCGTTTATTGACCCAGGCCGTTTGAACTATTCATCTGCAGAAGCAGACAACGCAGATACAAAGATCCAATACGGTTCAGGAGCATCTACTGCTCGCTTTATGCTTGGTCTATTCCAGCAACGCCTACAAGAAGAGTCAGGCAAACTTAAAGACGTTTATCCAACCCGAATCCACTACACGAGGTACTAATTCATGCCAATAAGAAAATATTCCTCCACTTCACAGGAAACTACACTCACCTCAGCGCTAACATCAAGCGCAAGTACAATGGTTGTGGCTTCTGCGTCTGGTCTCCTCTCTGGTATTACTCCTGCATCAGGTGAAACCTTTACAGTAGTTATCGATCCAGATACAGCGCTTGAAGAAATTGTTGATGTAATTACCCCTAGCGCGCCTGGAAGCAACACTCTTACTATTACTCGCGGTACTGGCGTAGATGGAACCACAGCGATTGCTCACTCTGCTGGCGCTAAAGTTCGCCACATGGCTATCGGCCGTGACTTCCGTGAGGCTAATACTCACATTGAAAATACAACTACAGCGCATGGTTTAACTCTTGCTAACGTAACCTTGTCAACTGGCACAGGTAACGTATCAACTACAATGCTTGCGTCTAACGCTGTTACTACAGCAAAGATTACTGACGCTAACGTAACTACAGCAAAGATTGCCGACAGTGCAATCACTTCCGCTAAGATCGCTGACCTAACAATCGCCACAGGCGATATTGCAGATAGCGCAATTACAAGCGGCAAGATTGCTACTGGTGCAGTAGGTACAACTAAGATTGATGACCTATCTGTAACAGAAGGTAAGTTAGCACCTAACGCAGTTACCACCGCAAAGATTTCAGATAGCAACGTTACAACCGCAAAGATTGCAGACCTTAACGTAACAACAGGTAAGATTGCAGACTCAGCCATTACCTCAGCCAAGATTGCTGACGGTACTATTGTGGCTGGAGATATTGCTGACGGTGCTATCACCTCTGCCAAAATCCTAGATGGAACTATTGCAACTGGAGACCTTGCTGATGGTGCGGTAACTTCTGCCAAGATTGCAGATGGAACAATCGTTAACGCAGACATCAACACTTCTGCTCAGATTGCTTATGGCAAGTTAACTCTTACCAACTCTATTGCTAATGCGGACATTGCTACAAGCGCAGCGATTGAGTTAAGTAAGTTGGCTACAGACCCACTAGCCCGTGCTAACCACACAGGCACACAGGCTGCCTCAACTATTTCAGACTTTGATACACAGGTTCGTACATCTAAGTTAAACCAGATGGCAGCACCTGCTGCAGATGTGTCAATGGCTACCTACAAGATTACAAACCTAGGTACACCTACATCTAACACAGATGCTTCAACTAAGGCTTACGTAGATACATCTATTGCAAACTTGATTGACGGTGCGCCAAGCACACTTGATACTCTTAATGAGATTGCTGCAGCCCTGGCTGATAATGCTTCGTTCTCAGACACAGTAGTACTCAAGTCTGGTAGCACAATGACTGGTGCGCTTGCTATGGGAACCAACAAGATTACAGGTCTTGGAGACCCAACCAACGCACAGGATGCAGCAACTAAGAATTACATTGATACTGCAGTCCTTGCTCCATCTAACTTGACTGGCCCAATCACATCTGTAGGTAACGTAACATCTGTTGCCTCACAGACTGGTACTGGCAGCAAGTTTGTAATGGATAACACTCCAACACTTATTACTCCAGTACTTGGTGTGGCTACTGCTACATCTATCAACGGAACACCGATTCCATCTAGCAAGACTCTTGTGGCTACAGACTCAACTCAATATGTTGTACCTAGCCAGAGTGGTAACAATGGTAAGTACTTAACAACAGATGGAACTACTTCCTCTTGGGGAACTATCCAAGCAGGTTCACAGGTCAAAATTGAAGGCGGAGTTGCCGTCACTTATGACTATGTTGACTTTGTTGGTATGGGTACTAACACCGCTACTGCTGGAACAATCAAGGTTCAGCCACTAACACCGACTGGTGCTAGCACAGGTAAACGAATATTTACAGGAACTACTACTCCTACATCTCCCGTATCAGGTGATGTGTGGGTAGATGCAACAGCATCTGCTGGTGCAGACTTAACAATAATGTCTATTATGGGAGCGTACTAATATGCCAGTTAAAGTATATGACGGAACCAACTGGGTAACGGTTGCTGGTGATGGAGCGCAAGGCCCTGCTGGTACTAATGCCACATCATCATCTATTGCTACTTGGGTTAAGACCGCCTCTGGTGGAGAAACATCTGTATCTGGTACTGGAGACACAGGTTACGGCACACTTGCTTACACAGTAGGTCAAGAACTTGTATTCCTAAACGGTGTGTTACTTGACCGAGGTGATGACTATACAGCCACCAACGGTACTTCTATTACTGGTCTAACCGCATTGCTCGCTAATGACGTAATTACAGTATGGACTGTTAACTCATTTAGTGTAGCCAATACTTACACTCAGGCTCAATCAGATGCTCGCTACCCAGCAAAGGCTGGCTCTGTATTGCAGGTTGTAAATGCCACTTATGCAACAGAAGTGGCTTCAACAACAAGCACTTTCGTTGATACTGGACTTACTGCGACAATTACTCCAACCGCTTCAACAAGTAAAATTCTAGTTATAGTCTCACAAATGGGCGTTTCAAAGTCAGGCTCAACAAGAATGCACTTAAAACTACGGCGCGATTCAACTGATATTTTACAAATGAGCGATATTAACGCTTATACAGGCGCAAGCGATTTCAACAATATTGGCTCGGTTACTAGTTCATATTTGGATTCTCCAGCGACCACTTCAGCAGTAACTTACAAGACTCAATTTTGCTCACAACAAAATGTCAGCGTTGTTTATGTTCAAAACTACGCTTCAGGGTCAAACAACTCGGTTTCAACTATTACTCTTATGGAAATTGGAGCATAATATGGCTAAAGGTTCAGATGTTCTTGCAATGCTTATCCCAACAGGCGGTTGGGTTATTATCGGCAACGAATTTGATTCAATCATTTATGATGAAGGCGTAACACCCGTAACTAAAAAAGCATTTGAAGATGGCTTTGCAGCCTATGATGCTTGGAAGGCTGAACAAGAAGCAGATAAAGCAGCCGCAAAAACTGCTCTTTTAAATCGTTTGGGCATTACAGCAGAAGAAGCAGCACTATTACTGGGAGGTAACTAATGCCTAATACTAAAGCCTATACCGTAGCCAATGCTACTGGTGGTAGAACACTTCTTGCTAGTGGTACATTCTCATCTAGTGCTTTGTCTCTAACTTCTATTAGCGGTGCATATAAGGATTTAATTCTTATTTTTGAAAATTACTATCGTAGCGGTGGAACTGATACTAACTTTAGATTAAACTCAGATAGCGGTTCCAACTATTCTTGGGCGCAATATGCAACAGGCTTGACTTCTTTTAATACTTCAACAAATAATACAGTACTGCAGACAAACCAACCAAGTTTTAACTCAGCCCCTGGTTCGTTATGTATGACTATTCATAACTATGCAAACACTAACTCTCACAAAGCGGTTACAAGTATATTTAATGGTAACGCTGGCGGAAATAAAAATGCAGTCTGGAACATTGGCACTTATGCCTCAACAAACGCAATTACTGGCATTTTGACTTTAGATGCAATGACTAGCGGTTCCTACTATTTATACGGAGTAAAGTAATGAAAATTAAAGAACACAATGTAGAGACTGGTGAAGTCGTTGAACGCGATATGACTGAGGCAGAACTGGCTCAATATGAAATTGACCAAGCAGCAAAGGCTGCCCATATTGCAGCCCAAGAAGAAAAAGCAACAGCCCGTCAAGCAGTCCTTGACCGTCTAGGTTTAACAGAAGAAGAAGCACAACTCATACTCGGAGGTAGTAACTAATGGCTACAACATCAAAGGCTCTGGCTAGAACAGCAGCAGCAACATCAAGCACAACCCTATACACAGTACCGTCAAGCACAACTACAGTTGTGACTAACATTGTGGTAACTAACTCAGCAGCATCTGCTGCTACATTTACAATCACACTTGATGGTGTTGACTTGTTTAAGACTTGCGCTATTGCAGCCAACTCAACAGCAACATTTGATTTAAAGCAAGTGCTTGCTACAACTAAAATTATTGCTGGTTTTGCTAGCGCAATAACAGTAGCATTTCACATTAGCGGAGTGGAGATAGCGTAATGGCATATTCAGTATTCCCAGCGCCAAGCGCTGGATTTGACCCAACCAAAGTAACTCTTCAACAGACTATTACTTCTGGCACAACAGTTACTATTCCTGCTGGTGTTACTTGGGTATACGCAATGATTGTTGGTGGCGGCGGAGACGGCAATGTCGGCGGAGGTTTTGCACACTTTGGCGGCGGCGGTGGTGGTGCAGTTGTTCAAACTTGGGTAAAAACACAAGCAACTAACACCTGCGCTATTGGCTCAAGTGGTGGTTTTACTAGGTTTAACGGTTACATTGCTGGCTACGGCGGTGCTGGTGCAAGAGGCAGCGGTGGCAGCGGAGTTGCTGGTGGCGGCGGAGGCGGCGGCTCTGGTACTTATTCAGGCGGTGCTGGCTCTATATCTTACCTTACTGGTGGAATCGCTGGTACTGCTAACGGCGGTACTGGTACTGGCGGTGGTGGAGGCCAAGGCTCAAACAGCGGCAGTACGGCTCAAGCAGGTGGCCAAGGTCTTGCTGGTGGTGGAGGCGGTGGAGTTTCTTCTGGCGGTGCAGGTGGCGCAGGTGGTAACGGTGGCTTTACTGGCGGTGGCGGAGGAAGAAGCGGTTACGGCACAACTGGTGGTGCTGGTGGAGCAGGGTTATTCGCTGGAGGAACTGGTGGTTCTAGTTCCCAAACTGGTGGTGGAGGCGGTGGAGTTTTAGCCGCTGGAACATCAGGCGTTGGCGGAGGCCAAGGCGGTTCTGGTGGCGGTGGCGGAGGCGGCGGCTCAACTGGCGGCTCTGGTTGTATTTTAATTTACTATTAAGATTGAAAGGATAAAAATGCCTAAATTTGCTATATTAAACAATAACACGGTTGAAAACTTAATAGTTTGCGATACTTTAGAAGAAGCACAAACTATTGGAACTGCAGTTCAATATGACCCAAAAACCCAACCGACAGTAATTGGCTGGGTTTACAATCCAGAAACCAATACATTTAGTAACCCAGCGGAGGATACAAATGCCTAAGTATTTTTATAAGTGTCCTAACTGTGGACATGATTACCTTGAACAACGAGATGTAGAAGACCCACAGTTTAAGACTACTTGCAACTCTTGCCAGGCTGCAGAGTACGTTGAGGTAACTAACTAAGGTTAATGTGGTATCCTGCTCAAGACGAAAGGACTATCTTGAACAAAGAAATTTTCTTCTTGAGCGGGCTACCGCGAAGTGGTAATACGCTTTTATCAGCAATCTTAAATCAAAATCCAGATATCTATAGCACCCCATTGAGTCCATTACCTGAACTAATGTGGGAATATACAAATATCTGTAGTCGTACAGAGCAAATAAATCGCAATAAAGAAAATCAATTTAGAGCAATGAACTTGCTTTCTTCTTTTGTTAATACATTTTACGAAGACGTAAATAAACCTGTAATAATTGAAAGAGAAAAAGACTGGGGTACTCCAGACAATCTTGATTTAATTAAAAAGTTTATTACTCCTACGCCTAAAATAATTATTACGGTTCGTGATATTCTTGAGATTATTGCTTCATTTGTTGCAATGGATGCTGATTATTTAAAAAATGATACAGCAAATAGTGGTTTATATATTAATAATTATCGTTCACCAGAAGATAACATAGCGGAATATTTGATGCGACTCAATGGTGATATAGATAAAGCCTTGCTATCTTTGGCTTCTGCTTTTTATCCAGAAAATGAAGGCGTATTCCATATCGTAGAATATAACGACTTGTTATTAAAGCCAGAAGAAACAATGTCTGATATCTATAAGTTCCTAGGACTTCCTGATTATAAGCATAACTTTGATAACATTAAAAAAGTAGAAGTAGATAACGATACTATCTTGGGACTGCCAAGTGACTTACACGATGTAAGAGAAAGCCTATCTAAATCAACAACAGATACAGATATACTTTCAGATTACATCAAGCATAAGTATTCTAATATGGAGTTCTGGCGTGACGGTTCTCTAATGAAAGTTAGAGGAAAAGATTTCTAAAAGCAAAAACTAGATAACAACTAACCCGCTTCGGCGGGTTTTTTGTTGGAGAAAATATGGATACGTTACTTACTGATTTAGTTCCGTTACTACGGGATATAGATGATGCAGTAGATGAAGCAGAATTACAAATATACTAAGGAGATATAGTGGCTACCCCAGATATCACGGAAGATTTACCCTTAAACATTGGTAATCCTGGAACTGCAGGTTTCTGGACTAACAATGCCGAGGATTACGACGTAGCCTTTGGTGGCATCCCGTTCTTCTTAGCACCAACAGATGTCAATCCATACCAGAGAGAGACTGCACCTTATCGCAAGGAACAATTTGATAACTCACGCGAACCTGGCGAGCAGTCTCTTACTGGCTGGTGGATCCGTTCTCAGTCATCATTTCATGGTGGAACTGGCATTAACTTCTATGATCCTACTGCTGGTGAGTCTATCGGATACCGTTTTAAGGACTCTCAAGGCGTAGATGTCTGGACTAAAGGACAAGTAACTCTTCTTAAAGATACCACCAATGTCCACGTAGTCACAACACCAGTTAATACAACTACCACAACCAAGGCTGAACAGCATATCCGTTCTGTTAGATACAACAACACTGATGCTATCTTGCTTCATGATGGATACGATGTAGATCGAATTGACGCTGACGGAACAGTTGTCCACTGGGTTGATTATGCTAGCGGAACAGATGATCCTGTATATGCTCTGTGCGATGATGGAAAGTTTGGCTATTGGATTACCAATGACACCGCATCTGGCAAATTGGAGTTCAATAAGAAACTTATTTCAGATGGTGCTGGCGTAGCCCCAACAGTTGTATTCACACACCCAAGCATAACAGTAACCGCTGCTGAAATGGAATACATTAAAGATCGTATTATTCTCTGCGCTAATAACGCTGTATACGAAATGACAACTAACTCAAGTTCTTTGCCTACTGCCGTATATACCAATCCAAATACTAATTACACCTATACAAGTATTACCGCATCTGGCCCTGCTATCTACACTGCTGGTCACTCCGGACTCTACTCAACTATCCAGAAGTACACACTAGGAACTAATGGCGCTATGCCTACTCTCACACAGGCTTCTGTGGCTGCTGAGTTTCCTCCTGGAGAAATAGTTCATAAAGTTTATTACTATCTTGGCTACATGATGATTGGCACTAGCAAAGGTATGCGTGTTGCTGAGATCAACGATCAAGACGGATCTCTTGCCTATGGCCCACTAATTTTTGAATCAACTCAGCCAGTCTATGACTTTGCTGCTCGTGATCGTTTCGTATGGGCTACTACTGGTGTAGGAAGCAACGTAGGACTTACTCGTGTAGATTTAAGCCAACTCATTGAAGGCGAAGCACTTCGCTTTGCTTATGCAAATGACATCATTGGAGTTCAGGCAACTGCTCACCCAACTACTGCTGTTGGCTTTGTTGGAACTACTAACCGTCTAGCATTTTGCAGCGCTTACAACACTAACAATGGTGGCTGCTATATAGAGAATGCATCTACCTTGGTATCTTCTGGATACGTAACCACTGGTGCTATCCGTTATGGAACACTAGAACCTAAGAATTATAAGTTAATCCGCGCGCGTGGAGATTACTCCTATGGCGCTATGGATCTACAAGCCATTGATAGCGACTCTGCTGTATATAATATTATTACTTATAACTCAAGCATTGGAACACCTGAGGCTGCTACAACTAACCCAGAAGGCCCACAAGAGTTCCTATCATACAAGTTTACGCTCTCACGCAGCGCAAGCGATACCAGTAGAGGCCCTATATTCAAAGGGTTCCAAGCGAAAGCACTACCTGCCACTAAGCGCCAGAGACTGATTCAGTTTCCAGTCTGGTGTTACGATATCGAAAAAGACAGGTACAACATAATAACTGGATATGAAGGCCGTGCGTGGGAGCGTATTCAAATTCTCGAAGAGATTGAAGCGCAGGGAGATATTGTGAACGTGCAAGACTTCACCACTGGTGAGCGTATCCAAGCAATCATTGAGCGCATTGACTTCTCACGTAAGACTCCACCTAACGGTCAGTTTGATGGATTCGGTGGTCTACTCCTAGTAACAGTCAGGAGCGTCTTATAGTGACAGCCGTAGATTGGGCAGCGTTAGCCGTTGCCATCACCACAATAGTAGGAAGTTTTATTGGATCAGTGCGCTGGCTTGTTAAGCACTATCTGAGCGAACTTAAAAATAACGGGGGATCATCTGTGAAAGACCAAGTTGAAAGGTTAGAATCCCGCGTTGACCAAATTTACCTCCTTCTTTGCGAGAAAGACAAGTAGAAAATTAAGCGTTTTACTTCTTGTATTTGGCACATCATTCTTTTATTTATCGACAGCAAACGCAGTAAGTACTGGCCCAGCAACGATCACTTGCGCTAATCCTGAGGGTGTAGCGCAAACATTTAATGTTGGTTGGGATAATGCTGAACAATTCTTTGATGGTAAAGGTGATATTGCTAAGTTATTCTGCGAAGGTGGATACGCTGGAGCATTTAGAACTTTCATAAGTACATCAGTTACTGATATGTCGCTACGCTTTTACAATGGTGTAGCGCCAGTTGAGTCTCCTACAGTTGTAGTTGAGCCAAGTCCATCACCAAGCCCTAGCCCTTCGACTTCTGAGACTTCCACTCAGGTTGTTCCTTCGGAAACTGAGACCGCACCCGTCGCTGAGACAACAACCGTTGTATCGCCGACGCCGCCTGCAAACGATACTTCAACTCCCGTATCCGAAAATACTGACTCAAACACAGTAGTCCAAGATACAGCGACAGTAGTAGTAGAAACCCCGACAGTAGTTGATACTTCGACAGCGACATCGCAACCTCCAGTTATTCCAGAACCTACACCTATTGTAGTACCTGAGCCACCTGTTGTTAGACCTGAGCCTGTGGCAATTCCTGATCCACCAGCACCTGCTCCGCAACCTGAGCCTCAGCCAGTTCCTGCTCCAGAACCAGATCCTGTACCAGAGCCTGCTCCTGAACCCGAACCTGTTGAAGATCCCAGCCCAGAACCTGCGCCCGAGCCTGATCCCATTCCTGAACCTGAGCCACTGCCAGACCCAGAACCTGAACCTGCTCCTGAGCCAGAACCCGAAGTCGCTCCTGAGCCTGTTCCAGAGCCTGAACCAATTCCTGAACTTGCACCTGAACCTCCTGCTGTAGAAGAACCTGCGCCAGAAATAGCGCCAGAGCCTCCTATGGTAGCAGATGAAAATGCAACAGACGAGGAAAAGGCTGAGGTTGCTGACGCAATTATTGAAGCAGCAGGTGGGCAACCAGTAACCGCTGCAGCGATTGCAGATGCTGGACTTACATACGCTGACCTACCTCCAGAGACTCCTGTTGAGGTGCGTACAGATGATGAAGGTAACGAAGTAGTTATCACAGCAGAGGTAGCAGCAGCACTCTTAGTGCTTGAAAGCCCCGCAGAACTAATTAACGCAATCTTCACAGATCCTGCTCAAGCCTTGCTTGCCATTGGCAGCATTGGTGCAGATATGTCTGATGAAGAACGAACCGAATCAGAACAGACGATTGTTGCAGCAGTTATCGCTGGACAGGCTGCAGTATCAGCAGCAGCAGGTGCAGCAGGAGCATATAGGAGAAAACCATGAAGATATTAAAAGATATGGTTGAACAACTCTGGACACTTCTAGGCATGTTTATTGCCTGGGTAGTCCTTGATGGTTCAGCCAAGCAAGTTGTAGGCGTTGCTATCTTTGCAACTCTATTCGCGTGGGCAGTTACTTACCCACTTAGAAACCCAAAGGACGAATAATGGATACATTGAAGAATGTAATGATGAGGATCTTGGCTGTTATCGCAGCCGAAGCACTAGGAGTTATCGGTGCTGGTTCTCTAGTTGGTATTGAAGTATGGCAGGCAGCAGTACTTGCTGGCGCTCTTGGCGCAGCACGAGTACTAGAAGCCCTAGCCCGCTTCTTCCTCGCTGATGGAAACCTATCAGCGGAAGAAATTAACGCAGCCTTTGCTAAGGTTGATAAGAAAGCGAGCGAATAATGGGACAACGCATGGACTTCATCGCCACTGCTCGTGGTGAGATGGGCTACATCGAAGGCCCAAAGGACAACGAGACCAAGTATGGAGCCTTTACTAAGGCTAACTTCCTGCCTTGGTGTGGCTCATTCGTCAACTGGTGTGCTAACGAAGTAGGGCTAAAGATCCCTAACTGCGTATCAACAGTTGTGGGCGCTAAAGCATTTGAAAAGAAGGGTCAATGGGAGAAGGCTAGCGATACTGCACAGCCACTTCCAGGAGACATCGTATTCTTTGATTTCCCTAACGATGGTGTAGATCGCATCTCACATATCGGTATCGTGGTCAAGGACAACGGAGACGGAACAGTTACCTGCATCGAAGGCAATACTGCCCCAGATAAGAAAGGCGACCAGCGCAACGGCGGTCAGGTCTGCCTCAAGGTACGCGCCTTCAAGAAGAAGAATGGTTCTAAGTTACGCAAGTCACAAGCAGTAACAGTGGTTGGCTTCGGCAAGCCAGTGTTCAAGTCCTAAGGAGAAACAATGAATAAAGATAAACTCATCGCAGTAGTAACAACCTACGCACGTGCAGCAGTGCCATCAGTAGTGGCTCTATATGCAGCAGGTGTAACAGATCCTAAGACATTGGCTTACGCTTTTGCCTCTGCCTTTATAGCACCACTCTGGAAGGCTTTAGACCCTAAGGCCAAGGAATTTGGGCGCGGCAGCAAGGCCTAAAGAGCCTTTTTAAGCCCTCTAGCAGCCCCGTAGAGACAAGGAAACCCCCTACCTAAGTAGAAATACTCAGGATAGGGGGCTTTTTTGTCTTTTACCCACCCGTAGAGTAAAAGCCAGTTCCCTTAAAGACCACCGCAGGTGCTGAATAGACTCGGGTAGAGGCTAGTCCACACTTGGGGCAATCAATCTCAGTCTCGCGCTCGCGGTAAGAGCGTATAGTTTCGAACGTGTGTTCGCATTGGTTACACTTGTACTCGTAGGTAGGCATGGCTATCTCCCTGGCGGGAAGCCATAGCAATCCCAGCACTCGTAGGTAACACTGTCGATCATGTGGAAAGCATCGTTCTCAGTGTTAATTGTTTTATCGCATCCGCGACATCTCTCGTATTCGACGGAGTTTCCACACTCCCCACATACGAGGCATCTTTGGCATTGGCTAGACGCATCACATGCTGAACAAGTTAAATGCTCTGTCGGCATGTCGCACATTTCGCAGAATCCGTTCATGACATCTCCTTCGGGTAGGATGTTAGATGAATAAACCCACAGATATTGCAGGTGTATGGATGTTGCTTCAACCACTTATGTTTCTTTAAGAAAGTCTTAGCATGGGATTTGCATGCCCAGCGTCTTTTGCTGGAGCACACATCGGGTGATGTTTTCAATTTAGTCGTCATGCGAATACGATAACACAGGTGTATAGTCCGATGTGCGGTGAAAGCCGTGGGGCGGAAACTTCAAATGAAGGATGACGGCAACGTCTGAATCCACTCCCCTGAACCACCAAATTTTTTTGGGGGGTAGGGGGGCGTTTCTTAAAATCAGGACTCAGGCATGGTTTAAGAAACCCGTGTCGTCGGGTCTCCCCCTAGTCCGGGGTGTGTTACCCTATACCCATGAACTCATTACCTGAACATATCTCTTACTCGTCCCTATCTACTTATCAAGAGTGCGGTTGGAAGTATTATCTAACCAAGGTCGAGAAACACTCCGAAGGTCACGCCGTCTGGTTCACAGGTGGCTCTGCCGTCCACAAGGCTACCGAAGTCTATGACTTAGAAGGTGGCGATCTAGAAACTATCTGGAACAATGTCTGGTTCCAACAGGTCAAAGAAGATGAAGAAGCCAATGGCGATATGAGCGAGTGGCAGTTTGCCAAGCGTGAGGATATGTCGTGGTGGTACGGCGAAGGCATCTGGATGCTAGAGCGTTGGATTAAGTTCCGTAACTCTGGCTGGTCTGTCTATAAAGATTTTGTCGAAAAGGAATACGAGATCCCTATCGAGGATACCGTAGTCAAGATGGCTATTGACCGTGTAATGGTTGACTTCGAAGGCAAGTTAGTCCTACTTGATATCAAGACAGGTGCTTCTAGCCAGCGACACCCACTACAATTAGCCGTCTACGCTTGGGCTTTGAAGAAGCACGGCGTAGTAGTAGATCGTGCTGGCTTCTGGGATGCGCGTACAGGACACGTAACTCAGTGGAGCCTAGATAACTTACATGAAGATCGTATTGAAGATATACTCAATACCTTCGACAAGGCGCGCAAGGAAACTATTTTCTTGCCTAACCTTAATAACTGTGGCAGATGTGGTGTAATATCCCACTGCAAGTTTTTAACCACACAGAGATAAAGGAGAAAGACATGACTGGTAACTTCCAAGTCAGCAGTAAACTACCCGATGGACGCATCTTCGTGGTAGCCTCAGAGACCTTTGCTGGTTTCTGTGAAGCACTAGAGAGTGCTGTCGGTATCGAGGAGTCGCAAGACCTCTTGAAGGAGATGGCATCATCACTCGTCGGAGCGCCTACAAATGGTGTTCAGGCAGTACAGAATATCCGAGAAGGACTTGGAGCAAGCATCATCCACACTGCACATCCAGTGACAGGTGGAGCGAGTAACACTGGTGCGCCAACTTCAAGATCATGTTCTCACGGTCTGATGTCCAAGCGCACAGGCGCTGGGGCTAAAGGGCCATGGAAGGCATTCATGTGTCCTTCACCTAAGGGAACTCCAGATCAGTGCGAGCCTGTATGGGTTCGTCGCAACGATCCAGAATGGGCTTCTTTTTAAGTGGGAGCAGCCCTTACAGGGCTATTCGTAGCACTAGCAATTATATTCGTATTGGAGATGCATAGACGATGAGAACTCTAGCCCGAGCAGTAGGCAGTGTTGATATTGGTGGCGAACCTTTGCCGTCAGTGTTCCGCACTTTTGATGCAAACAAGGTCGTTATTCGGAGATCGGAAATATCAATGATCGCAGGAACTCCTGGCGCAGGTAAATCTACGCTGGCACTTGCGATTGCTTTGCGGGCTAAAGTTCCAACGCTGTACATCTCAGCCGACACAAACGCTCACACAATGGCTATGCGTCTGCTATCAATGATAATCAACAAGCCTCAAAGCGAAGCAGAGATGCTTTTAGTTGACGATGTTGAGAACTCACGAAAGATCATCAATAATTCCTCAGGGCATATCTTCTGGTCGTTTGAGTCAGCGCCAACGCTGTCTGATCTCGATCAAGAGGTAGAAGCATTTGAGGAGTTGTGGGGCTGTGCGCCTACTCTCATTGTTATCGATAACCTTATGGATATTGCTAATGATGGTGGGGAAGAGTTTGCCGCTATGCGCTCCACAATTAAAGAGTTGAAATATCTCGCAAGAGATACCAACGCTGCTGTATTACTACTGCATCACACCAAAGAGTCGTATGTAGGTAATCCTTGCCAGCCACGTTCTGCTTTGCAGGGTATGGTTGCACAGTTACCTGCTCTGATTTGTACAGTTGGCACGAATGCTCCTGGCTTTATCGCCGTAGCACCAGTGAAGAACCGATATGGCAAAGCAGACCCTACTGGGGATACGGCTTTTTGGTTGCAGTTTAATCCAGAAATAATGGATGTCTCTGATATACCTGAGAGGGTATGATGAAAGACATCAATGAGTTAAAACCAGATTATTCTAGGGCGATGGATATCCGTGGTGAACCTACCTCGGTATGCATCTGTGGAAGTTTCGTTTGGAATCTAAAGGTAGCGTTCGACTCGGACGGTACTATCGGAATGTATTTCAGAGATATGGAGTGTGTTGACTGTGGAACGCAGGCTACCGCCCCGATTGAGGAGTAAAAATGAAACGACTGAAAATATACGCTTGGCTAATGTCTGCTGTAGTCTTTGTGGGAACCTTGCCTCACGCTGTGGGTGCGATACTTACCAAGACTCATACACAGAAGATCGAGATGGTTCCACCATGCGAACCGAGTATTTCGTATATGAAGAAAATGGCAAAACAGGTAGCGAGAGGGAAAGTTCTTGCTATATACAAAAGCAACTATGAGTGGAAAGCACTCTACAAGTTATGGAGTAAAGAGTCTCGTTGGGATCATACAGCGAATAACCCACGATCTAGCGCATACGGCATTCCCCAGATGCTGAAGATGCCTGAGGACACTCCACAGACTAAGCAAATTGATTTAGGCTTGAAATATATCAAGGCGCGATACGGCTCTCCTTCAAGAGCACTCGCGTTTCACAATGCAAATGGGTGGTATTAATTGTCTAATGCAGCGAAAGCCAAAGGCTCCAAAGCCGAACGTGATGTTGTTACTTATCTGATTGAGAACGGTTTCCCATACGCTGAAAGGCGTTTAGCAGGGGCGCAGGAAGATAAGGGCGACATCGCTGGAGTCAACGGTGTCTGCATAGAAGTTAAAGATCACGCCAAGATGGTTCTATCTGGCTGGATTGAAGAGATGATACTAGAGACTAAGCATGCAAAGGCTTGGACTGGTGTTGTTATTCATAAGCGAAAAGGTAAAGGCTCTCCTGCCGATTGGTATGCTAGTATGCCTGTATCAGTATGGTTAGAACTATTAAAGAAGGCTATTGATAAATGAAGTATGATAAGCCAAGCATGACGGCGGTTCTCGAGTACTACGGTGCTCGGGTTCCGACCCGTCGTGGTTGGTTTTCTATGAAGTGTCCGTTCCATGAGGATAGTCATGCATCAGCATCGGCTAACACTGATGATGGGGCATTCTGTTGCCACGCTTGCCAGATGAAAGGCGACGGGTACGCTATTATTATGAATAAAGAAGGAGTTCAATTTCGTGAAGCAGTCAGCATCGCACAGAGAATACTTGACGCGCGCGGCGAAGTACTACCACAGCGCTCTACACGAAGCGGAGGACTACCTCGCAGAACGGGGAATAACTCTGGAACACGCACAGAAAGTTCGCTTGGGCGTCGTGCTCGAGCCACTAACGGGTCATGAAGCATATATCAACAGGCTGGCGATTCCGTACATCACGCGTTCGGGGGTGGTTGACATTAGATTCCGTTCAATGGATCTATCCGAACCGAAGTACATGGGTCTCACGGGCGCTACGACGCACCTCTATAACGTATCTGCATTTTTCAAAGCCTCGTCGTATATTGCTATCTGTGAAGGTGAGGTTGATACGATCACACTCGATACAGTGTGTGGTATTCCTGCAGTGGGAGTCCCAGGAGTCAACAACTGGAAGAAGCACTACTCAAGGCTCCTAGCGGACTTTGATAAGGTATTCTTATTCGCAGACGGCGATAACGCTGGAACAGAGTTCGGTAAGTCTCTTGCTAGAGAACTATCGAACTTGACCATAGTACAGATGCCTGAGGGAGAAGATGTTAATTCTATGTACCGCACACATGGTGCGGATTACTTTAGAGCAAAGATTGAGAGTGCATAATGTTAATGCCACTTGACGGACACTTCGCCTGTAAAGACGACTGCGACTTCACCACCTGCGATGTATTTGAATTCCTAGATCACTGTGGTGTTGAGTTCGGTTGGTCGGTTCATCTCAATGAACGATACTCATTTGACTTATTCACTTTCCTACAGATACTCAACGACCTTACAAACAAGGGCGATCTAGATGGTATCTATGACCATGTGCAGAGTGCTACGACCTTGATGGTCAATGCATCTGATGATGATCTAGAAGATTACATTGAGGAAGCAGTGGTTGCTTCTGAGATGAAAGACATAATCAACGGCGTAGAAAGGCTCCTGAAAGACAATGACTAAATCGTTCTTAGAACAAGAACCAACCAAGTTTGAACTAGACCTATGGAGCAACGTCGATGAACTCACTAATCTACTCCTCAAAAAGCATCACGATTACGGCCCAAAGAATATCTCTCAAAGCCCTGGAGGCCCCCTCAACGGACTCCGAGTTAGAATGTGGGACAAGATCGCCCGTATCAATCACCTACTCGAAAGTGGTGAGGACGCGCGTAACGAGTCACTTGAGGACTCCTACGCAGACCTCGCAAACTATGCTATAATCGGACTAATGGTACTGAAAGGACAATGGCCCCAAGAATGAAAATATTTGGCCCATACAAAGGAAGCAAACAAAATGGTGGACGCCCAATCTACGTTATCAAGCGTAAGAAAAAAGATGGCACTACTGAAACTACATCTACAAATAAGGCTCGCTTGGATTTTAAGCGCGCTACAGGAAAGAAACTAAAGCGTAA